CACCGCCAGCATCGGCCCTGGTGCCTGGTGGACGACGAAACCGATCCAGTTGTTTCCCGCTTCGGTGGCGCCGACCTGCGCGGCTTTCATGAACACGACACGTTGCGTCGGATCACTTGGCGACAACCGGTCCATGATCTCGCGCATGTAAGGCGTGCGAACCGTGCGGTAGCGTCCCGGTTCGGCTGAAGCGCGCGACGACAATCGGCGATGCCGGTCTGCCCATTGCGAGACGGTCAGGTCCGGGTCGGGTGTGAGACCAGCGCTCCAGGTGCGCTGGATGTCCGTCGCGCCATCGAATGCGGTCAGGTCATCATCACCACCGCGATCCTCACCGGAAATCGGGCCGGACCTCGGCGAGCTCGTCGAGGTGGGCGCGTACATGACTCGTAAGGACCCTCTGCATCACGGCCGGCTCGATGCCGAACTCAGCCGCCATCAATGCTGCCACCCGTGCCGGCCAGTTCACCCATGCGTCACGCTCCTCTCGCGCCAACCGGAAAACCAGCAAGGTGGCCCGGCTGCGGTCGATCAATTCTCCCTTGAGCTTGAGGAGCTTCAGCCGCCGCTCCTGCGCTTTCAGCACCTCGTTGGCGGTCTTGGCCTGCAGGAAGGTCGTGCCGCCGCCAACCATCGGCGCGGCAAGACCATGTTCGCGCAGCGTGTCGCCGACAGCCGTCACGGCCGCTTCAGGCACCGGCTTGAGTTTCGGTAGCCTTCTGATCTTCGAGGGGTCAGTCGTCTCTGCGCGACGGCGGTCGGAAGACGCAACATCGATGCTGCCGTCGGGATGAAGCACCAACCGCCCGGCCGTCTTCGCCTTCTGGATCGCGCCGCGCGAAAGCCCGGCATGCGCGGCGTACTGGCGCTCACTCATGCCCTGCATCGCATGCCCCTTATCCAGCTCGGCAAGTGCTCGGAAATAGCAATGAAATGATTGTCTTATTCAGTTGATGATCCTGTCGTTCAGAGCATCACTGTGAGCACGAACGGAAAGGACCACGCCATGACGAACGCGAGAGCAGCCATCGATGCCTTCATTGCTGCCAAGCTCGAGATCGACCAGATGCTCGAGCGTCTCAAGGCGCTGAGCGACGACCACTTCAATGGCAATCCCGAGGAGATTAATTGGGCCGATGTCGGCACGCTGGATCATTACCGCGCAAAGCTGCGCGAGATCTGCGACAGCGCCTTCCACGAAGGTGAATACGCAAAATAGCAACACCATCGCCAACGGATGCTCCAGCCTCGAAGTCCTCGGGGCTCGAGGTCGTGGAAGCGGCGGAATGGTCCGGCCGTATCTGCGATAACAGAGAACATCCGATGCAACTTTCCGACACCCAACTCATCATTCTCAGCGCCGCCGCCCAGCGCGACGACCGCATCGCCCTGCCGCTGCCGGCCAATTTGAAAGGTGGTGCAGCCACCAAGGTGGTCAGCACCATGATTGCCAAGGGCCTCATTGAAGAGGTCGAGGCGCGGCGCATCGCTTTGCAGCCGCATCTGAGCGACCCAATCTGGCGCGAGACCGGCAACGGCCACGGCATGACGCTGATCGCCACAGATGCTGGACTTGCCGCCATCGGCATCATGCTCGACGAGACACGTGAACCGGAAGCGCCACAACCCGCCACAGGCGCCGACACGGGCGCCTCCGGCGAGGCGTCGGACAACGACGCCGCCTCGAGTGATATCGCGCCCACGGCGCCCGCTGGCGCAAAGTCGCGTGCACATCGTATGCCGCGCGAAGGGACCAAGCAGGCGACACTGATCGCGATGCTGCGCGCACCGGATGGAGCGACCATTGCCGAGATCGTCGCCGCAACCGGCTGGCAACCGCACACGGTGCGCGGCGCCATGGCGGGCGCGCTGAAGAAAAAACTCGGCCTCGATATCACCTCGGAGAAGGTCGAAGAGCGCGGGCGAGTCTACGCCATCCGCGATTAACCGCAGCGGACATCGGAAGCGCCGTCTGGTTCACCGGGCGGCGTTTTCTGCGGCCAATGGATTGTCGGAAAGAATTCCTTTGATAAGCTGGTTACCAATACCATGAACTGAAAGGAACTGATCATGGCCGAGACCTGGCTTCCCTCACTCAAGACCGCGACCCCGCAGGAGGGGTTTGACCTTGCTACCAAGCTGGCGCGTGTCGGCGTCAAGGTGACCCAGCCCTCGGCTGAAATCCGCGATAAGCTGCGCGCCGCCTACGAGCAGGACAGCACCCAGCTGATCGCCTCATCACAAGTCATCGCCATCCATTTCCAGACAGTCGCCGCCGCCAACAATTACTGGCGCGACTGATCTTTCCGGCCATAACGCACGGCGCGGTCGCCTTGGGCGACCGTGCCGATCCGTATTGCCTCGAAGGCGCGCCGCAGCGTGTAAGAACGCGCGATCGACACCATGGTGAAGATCCCGCCGATCGCCATGTTTTCGGCCAGTGTGACGGTAAGCCCAAACAGCGGGAACACCATCATCTGCGTCACCACGGCAATGCCGTAACCGGCAACGACGTTGGTGAGGGATTCCACCAACGACATGGTGCGGGACTGCGTCATGCAGCGTTGCGTTTCCTGCGCCTGACGCTGGTCGCCTCACAGGTCGCATTACTGGCGACATCACTCTCAGTGTCGCCGCCCAGCCGCTCCGCTTTCACTGCAGCGAAGGTCCGGTTATCACCATCAAGGATCACATCCTTGCCGGTTGCGGCCTGCCAGCGCTCGATCGCAACATCGACATAGGCCGGGCTGATCTCCATGGCGTAGACGCGACGGTCATTGGCCTCGCCGGCCATGATCTGTGAGCCGGAGCCCGAGAATGGCTCGTAGCACAGCCCGCCGCGCGTAATATGCTGGCGCATCGGAATCCCGAAGGCGTCGAGCGGCTTCGGCGTCGGATGATCCGGCCGCTCGTCCTTAGCAAAACTCGGCAGCAGCCAGGTCGAGGGCAGCGTTTCTTCCGCCACCTTGGGCGGGCGCTTGCCCTTGATCCAGCCCATGAAGCAGGGCTCGTGTTTCCAGAGGTAGTGAGATCGCGTCAGGACGCCGCGATCCTTCACCCAGATGACCTGCTGATGCACGAAGGCGCCGGCTTTTTCCCAGCATTCCTCGAGCATCGCCTGACGGCGCGACGCGTGCCAGCAATACCAGGCGGCATCTTCCGCGATCGCCTCGGCAACGGCAGCGGCGATGAAATTGTCGTAAAGCTCGGCGCCCTGCGATGAGTCATCCCAGGTGGTGCCGTAGGATGGCGACCAATCCTTGTTTTGCGTCGGATGATTGGTGCCGTCGTAATCGACAAGGTATGGCGGATCGGTCGCGAACAGGATCGCGCGCTCGCCGTTCATTAGGCGACGCACGTCAGTATGGTTGGTGCTGTCGCCGCATAACAGCCGATGGTCTCCAAGGATCCACAGATCCCCGCTGCGCGAGGCCGGATTGCGCGGAGGCTCGGGGATAGTGACCGGCGGCACGCTAGTGCCGTCACCATCATCACCCTCGGGCACATAGGCCAGCAGCTTGTCCAGCTCTCCGTCGGAGAACCCGACCAGCGACAGGTCGAAATCTTCCGCCAGCAGTTCGTTCAGTTCCGCCGATAGAGCCGCCTCATCCCATGTTCCAAGTTCGGTCAATTTATTGTCGGCGATGCGATAGGCGCGGCGCTGCGCGTCGGTCAGATGCCCGAGCACAATCACCGGCGCCTCAAGCAGTCCGAGCTGCGCCGCCGCCAACACCCGGCCATGGCCCGCGATCAACTCGCCGTCGTCGGCGACGAGGCAGGGCACGGTCCAACCGAACTCGGCCATGCTGGCTGCGATCTTCGCGACCTGGTCGGCGCCATGTACCTTCGCGTTCTTCGCGTAGGGCTGCAGGCGCGCAAGCGGCCACTGCTCGATCCGCTCGGGAGCGAAGGCGAGGGTCATGAACGATCCTGTCGTTGGTGGTGTTGTGATGATAGGTGGCTTTTGCGCAGTGGATTCCGGCTCGCAGAGTCCACCGGCTTCCGGCTGGATTCTGGAGTCCAGAAAATCCGTTCCGGGGTCCACCCGACACGCTTTTGTTATTGCGCGGTAATTTCGAGCTATCGGAGTGACTTCCGGCCGGGGTGGCTTCCCAAAATTTTCGGCCTGTCGCTGGCGATGCGCCGCGCTTCGCCCGCCAGCATACGATTTTCGCCAGGAAGGACCCGGAATTCGTCTGGAGGCGAGAGCGAGCTGCGATATGCGCGCCTCTCCCGAGAATAGTCAGGAACCTAGCCTGATCTGCCGTTTTTGTCCGTTCGAAAAGTGTTCGGCGAACACTTTCCTCGGCGCTGCTCAGAGTTGCGCCGATGCAGCCAGTTCGATCACCTTGCGCTTCGACAGGTTGCGGCCGAGCCGCCGCCCGTTAAGCCTGAAAGCAATGACGCAGAGCGCATAGAGCCAGTGCTCATGGGCGGCGGTGCGGTGCAACCCGACGGTCCAGCAGATGGTCTTCCAGCGCTCGCCGTGCGCACGCAACCAGACGATCTTGCCATCGATCGGATCGAGACCAACCGTCCAGGTCAGTGTTTCCTCCATCCGGCCGATGGCGGCAGGCGACGGCCGCACGCGCATCGGTTTTGGTTCCTGTCCGACCAGGTCGGCGAACTCGGGCAGATATTCCGGCCAAGTGTTGAAGTAGTCTTGCCGGCGCCGCTCTGGAAGTCGTTTCAACACCGATGCGGCTTCGGAGAGTCGCGCTTCGACGAGGCTTGGTGTCCACTGAGTCATTTCCGCACCTCGTTCTGCAAGGGACGCGCACCGTAAAGCCGCTCGCCGAGTTGCCGGACCAGTTCGCGTTCCGGCCATGTCAGCCGATGATCGTCGAGCGACACCGCAAGCAGCCCCTGATCGCGCCAGCCGTCGCGCTTGATCTGATCGGGATCGCGGCGGTGACCGCCATAGCCGGGTGGCATGAAGCGCATGGTTCTCATGGCTGCACCTCCGGCATCAGTGCGGTCCCTGCAGCGGCAACCAGATCGACGACCGTGCCGATGACGGAGGCCGGCGCGGCATTGCCGAAGCGTCCCATGCTGGCGGCCAGATCGTTCGGCACCACGCCATGCTGAATCAGGCAGGACACCACCACGCAGGCATCCGCCAGCAGCGCATCCATGCTCGACCCGCTGCGCGCACCATGAATGAACACCTCGCCGGGCCGGCCGTCGGGATAGAATCCGATCGTGACCATGAAGCGCGCACCGCCATGCTCGAGCGCAATCGTCTCGGCGGCGCGGCGATCGGGAAGACGAACACGCGTCATCGCACACCTCCGCTGGTCTCGATCGCCCAAAGCAGAAGCGCGATGGCATCGGCCTCGTTGTCATCGGCAGGTGTAAAGCCGCGGGCACGCACGGCAGCGATCATTGCGGCCTTGTCGGCATTGCCCTTGCCGGTGGCGTGGCGTTTGATGGTGCCGACCGGCACACCCTGATAGGCGATACCGTGGTGCTCGCACCATGCGGTGAGCGTGGCCATCAACTCGCCATAGACGTGCGCGGCATCGGTACCGACATGGCGACGGACCTCCTCGAACCAGATGGCGGCAATCGGACCGGACAGCCGGTCGGTCTCGGTCAGCCAGTTGGAAAAACGCAGATAGCGCATGCCGCCACCATCGAAGCGGCTGTGACGCAGCGACACCGTTCCGCTGGTGATCAGTCCATTGGCATTGCGCAGTGCCCAACCCGTCGTGGTGCCGAGATCGAGCGCGACGATGCAGCGATGATGCGGTGTCGTGACAGACAACGCTGGGATTGCGTCACGGCTCGTGATGCGCAGAGTCGGGTCAGCCATGAGTGGTCTCCTTCGTGGTTGGCTGCTCGGGTGGAAGACGACGGCGGTCATGTGCTTGGCGGTACGGGACCGCCGTCGTCGGATCGGGATGTTCGGGCCAGGACAGGCCACGCGCGCGAAACCCTCTGGGGGTGGGAGTGGGAGAACCCGCCTGCGGCGTTCTCCCCCACCCCCGTAGGGGGTGGGTTTCACCCCCACTTCTTGTGACCATCATCAATGCATTGATGTGGTTGATGATTTTCCAGTTTCGGGAGTTTCGGACGGCTCTTCCGGCCGAATCTGGTTGCAGCGAAGCCGATCCGGCTCGCGCGCGATCCTGCAGGGGTAGTTTCGGCAGCGAGCCCAATCTGGTCACAACTGGGCTGAGCGCAGGTCCGCGCAGCGCTGACGGGGCAGTTTCGGAAATGCGCTCCATCTGGTTCAAACTGGTCAGCGCGCAGTTCTGCGGGAGGTGTTCTGCGTGGGCGATCATGACCGTTCGCCCTCCGGATAGACCCAGACGAGCGGGTTCTCGACCTCGAGAAGCGCGCCGGTCTGCGATGATTTATAGTGGGTGGGCAGCACGATGATGCCGACGGGCGACACCTCACCGGTGGCCGGATCGACGTCTTCGCCGTCGACGGGGATGGTCATCCCTTCGACGCACAGGAAACCGAAGCGGGACCGCGACGGCCCAAGCCCGTAGGGTGCGCCATCGCGAACGAACTTGATGAAGCCCTTGGTCGCCAGCACGTTGATCCGCTCTCGGATCGTGTCCTTGCCTCCGAGTCCGGCCTTGTTCTCGAAAGCCTCGGCGAACTGATTGATGGTGTAGAGCCGCCCCTCAGCTGCTTCGTCGAAGAGAATGGCGAGGATGACATCCTGCTTACGCACGCGCTCGGCATCATGCCTGGCGCCGACCTCGGCACGCACCAGCCGCTCGTTCATCGGATTGATCTCGACCCACTGACCATTCACCTTGTCGACGAGTTTTGCGGGCAGCGCCGGTCCGTTGCGTAACTCGATTTCGAGACGGCGTTGGGAAACCTCCTCGTTGGGGCGATGAAGGATCAGGCCGCTCGTGTAGAAGCCCCGCAGCGCGCTGGCGCCGGAGAGTGCAAGGAATGGGTCGTCCTTGACCTGCTGCTTGGAGAGCTTCTTGGTGTGGTGAACGAGGATCACGCCGCAATCGGGATCGATGTGATCGCGCAGAACCTCGACCCGATCCTTGAGGAAAAACATCATGGCGGCGTTGTCGTTTTCGCCGCCGCCATCCGGGCCTCCGTCGAAGAGGTTGCGGATCGGATCAATGCAGATGATGTCGGCGGGCTCGGCCGGAAAAGCACGTCGGATCGCTGCGGCGACACGCACGCTGCCCTCGACATCGAGCAGCATCTGCAGTTTCGGCGTGGCGACGAGATTGTCGCGCGCGGCGCCAAGTAGATCGCGCGGCAGACCAATCTGCTGCATGCGCTCGCGCAGGTAGTGATACTGGATCTCCGCCTGCAGGTAGAAGATCCGCAGCGGCCGTGACGGAGTGAACCCAAGAAAGGGCACGCCTGCCGCCATGTGCACGAGCCAGGTGATCAGCAGATCGCTCTTGCCGACTTTTGGTGCGCCGCCCAGCACGAGGAGACCGCCCGGCGTCAGCACACGGGGCGCAATGATGTCGCCCGGCATCGGGGTGGTGTCGTCGAGCAGTGCGCCGAGCGTGAAGGTGGGAAGCTCGTTCGGCGCAGGCGCTGCACTGCCGAGGCGGATCAGCGGCGGCCCGTGTTTGTCGACATGGATGGACCAGAGCCGCTCGGACTCGCGCTTCAGGCGCTCCACCGGCCAGGCCGGGCGCAGCATGGCGGCGTTGTAGCCGCAGATCGCCTGCCAGCCCTCCTCATTCGACAGCCGGCCGTCATGCACCATGCGGATGTAATGGCCGATGGCGGCCGAGGCGCCCTCGAAGCGTGACCAGTCATCCTGCGCGCCTTCGCGCACCGGCGTGACCAGCACATCGGCGACGGCAGGCTTGTCGGGCGCGGAAAAGTCGGGCTGGAGCGAGATACCCGGCGCGGGCGGCATGTCGCTGACGGCCTCGATGAACTCTTCGAGATCACGCTCAAGGCGCGCATTCAGCTCGACGATCCGCACCTGCGTCTTGAGGTTGTTCTTGTAATAGACCGAGCCTGCGACTCGGATCGGCTGATGCGCCGAACGGAAATGCGTGTCACCGCCAACTTTTGCGGCAATGTCGCCGCGCAGGCGGCAGATGCGGGCGATGTCGTCGCCCTCGACAGGCTCAGCCAGTTTCCACCAGATATGGGCCTTGCGCTGACCCTCGAGCGTTACGCCACCGCTTTCCACCACCATGGTGGGCGAACCGAGGTGGCGCTCGAGATGAGCGCGCTTGGCAGCAATGTCGCCGGTGTCGATATCGACCACCACGGTCTGCATCTGCAGGATGTCTGCGGCCTTGGCCTGGCCTTTAGCGGCGACGGTGCCAGGGATGACATAGACCGCCGCACCTTCGCGACCGGCCCAGTTGGCGAAGGTCGCCATCTTGTCGGCAACTGCGCTGTCGGCTTCGATCCAGATGTTATGGGGACGTCCGTCGAAGCCCTGGCCCTTGTCGATGAAGCTGCGTACCGGGATCAGGCCATCGCAATAGCCGAACACCACCTCCATGAACTGCCTGATCTGGTTGGGATCAGGCTCATCGCCGAACACATCGATCTGCATGGGAGCATCGTTGAAATCGCGCCAGGGATTGAAATGAATGATGTTGTCGTCGCGCTCCTCGCTCATGCCGACAGCTCCCAGCATCGGTCGGCCCACGGACAGAAGCGGCATTCGAAGAAATCCCGATTGGTGGCGACACGCGGCAGCAGCTCGCCGGCGTCGGTGGCGGCGAGAATACGCACGGCACGATCGCTGGCGGTCTGAGCACGTTCGGCGTCGAAGGGCACAAGCTCGTGGTGGAGCTCGGCGGTGTCCTTGTTGATGGCGGTAAACAGCGCCGGGTTTGCTGCGATACCTGGAACGGTGGATTCCATGTAAGCCTGATAGATCGCGATCTGGGCGGCATAGACCGGCTTCGACCTTGTCACGCCGTCCTTGACGCAGGCGCGCCAGTTCTTGGCGTTCATGGTCTTGCATTCCCACAGCGCCGGAAATGACATGCCTGACAGCTGCGGGCCGGCTGCGATGATGCCGTCGACATGGCCTCGAACACGACCGCCAGCGACGGCAAAGCCGAATTGCTCGCCATCGGGCCGGTTGCCCTTGCGGGTGTAGAGATCGAACCCGGCCGCCCGCAGCCAGGCCACGGCAAGGTCTTCCAGCGAATGGCCGATGGCGAAGATGCGCAGCGTCTGCCCGGAGAAGCAGGCGCCATCGTCCTTTGGCGTCGCCGTAAATTCGAACTGCAGGGCGCGTTCGCAAGAATGCCCGAGGCGCGAGCCGCCAAGATAGGCGCGAGGCGGAGTGGCGACGTGTGCCGCCTCGAGCGCGGCGTCGATGGCAGCATTGATCTGTTCGGCGATCTTCGGGCGTTTGTTGAAATCCAGCATCAGAACGGCACCTCTGGATCGGCGGCGGAATTGGCCGCTACGTATTCGCGCAAGGCGTCCTGGAAGTTGGTGACGGCGACATCGATCAGAGTGAGCACCTGCTGTTCGGAAAGATTGGCGAATTGCGTCTGCCAACCGATCTCCTCCATGATCTCGGCGACAGGCTTCACAGTGCTGCGGAGCGCCGCCTGTTCGGCTTCGGTCGGGTCAATCATCATGCCGCCCTTGCCAGACCTTGCCCGTCCGCACCGAAGACCAGGTCGCGGATGGCATTGCGGTTGAACTGGAACGAGAGCAACGCCGATGCCTGATAGCGAGTCAGCCCGAAATCATGCCGATAGTCGGCCGGCAGCCACGCAAGCTGCTTGTCCGTCGGTGGCTGCGACAACCAGCGCCGCGATTTGTGCGCGCTCTCGTCGGTCTCGTACTCGTTCAGCCAGTCGTCGGCAGCGGCCAGGCACACCATGCGCTCGCCGATCGACAACAGGCGCGGGGCGATCCCCTTGGTGGCTCCTACTGCATACCATCGACCATTGAGGAAGAAGGCGCCGGCCCATGCGGAGAACCCATTCGCCATCAGCGCGGCATCATCACCGAAGAGGTCGCACCAGCGGAAGCTGGAGCGCTTCAAGAGGTCGATCTCCGACATGACGAAATTGCTGAGCGGAATGTCGCCGCCATCCTCGACGGCTTCGAAAACGAATCCACAGAGCGGGCATTCACAGCAGCCGAGCGGGATATCGGCCTCGCATTGTGGGCAGCATCTGGTCGGCACATCGCCGGATGCCTCGTGCCCGACAAGATCGACTTCCTGTTCGAGCGAGCCGTGCATCAGGCTGGAGGTGCCGAAGTCGAGCACTGCGCAGTCAGTCTTGAGGATTCCGGGATGCTCGCTGGGGTCGACGGTGCGCAAGCCGCGCCCGACCATCTGGATCATGGTCGACTTGTAGGAGCTGGGGCGCAGCAGCACGACGCAGGAAGTTGGCGGATGATCCCAGCCCTCGGTCAGCACAGCGACATTGACGACGACCTGCACCTCACCACCGGCATAGGCGGCGAGCACCGCCTTGCGCTCGATGTCCCCCATCTCGCCATGAACGAGCGCGGCTGCGACTCCGGCCTCGCTGAAGGCGTCGGTGACGCTGCGCGCATGGTCGACCGTCGAGCAGAACACCACGGTCTGTCGGTCGGCAGCCTTCTCCTTCCAGTGCCGGATGACGGCATCGGTGACCGGTGCACGGTTCATGATGCGCTCGACTTCGTCCATGTCGAAGTCGCTGGCAGTCTTCTTGACTCTGACCAGATCGTCCTTGACGCCGACGTCGATGACGAAGGTGCGCGGCGGCACCAGATGCCCGGAACGGATCAACTCGCCGATGCGGATCTGGTCGGCAACATTGGAGAAGATCTCACGCAAACCCTTGCGGTCGCCACGGTTGGGCGTGGCGGTGACGCCGAAGATGCGGGCCGCGGGATTGCGCTTCAGCGCCTGATCGATAATGCGCCGGTAGCTGTCGGCGGTGGCGTGATGCGCCTCGTCGATGATCAGCAGGTCGAGCGCCGGCATGCTGGAGAGGTTGGTGCTGCGCGACAGCGTCGGCACCATGGCGAAGGTGACCCGGCCGCCCCAGGATTTCTCACCCGCATCGACCACCGAAGTGGTGATGGTCGGATTGACGCGGGCGAACTTCTCCCGGTTCTGCGCGGTCAGTTCATCGCGATGGGCGAGCACCGCTGCCTTGGCGCTGCTATCGCCAATCATGCGGCCGGTGACGGCCGACAGCATGATGGTCTTGCCGGCGCCGGTGGGCGCGACGCCCAGCGTGTTGGCGTGGGCATCGAGCGCAGCGACACTGCGCTCGACAAAGAGTTTCTGGCGAGGACGAAGCAGCATAGCTGGTCCCTCGCTCTATTGTGCCCACGACGGGCGTGCCGACGGCGTGGCCCCCGGCTGTCTCGCGGCGGCATAGGCATTGCCCTGCGCAGCGTTCGCGTGCGGCGTCGCCCTGACCATGCCCATGATGGCGGCATAGTCCTTGTGGTTGGCGGTGACGGCGGAGCGGACCTCGTTCTTGTCGTCACCATTGGTGTCGGTGCCGATGTCGATGCGGGCGACGAATTCCAGCCCGTCGAGATCGGCGAAGCCGCTGATGCGACGCGCGGCTTGTGCAGCCTCGCTCTGATCCTTGTCGGAGAGGCCACGGGCGGAGTTCAGCATGCCGCGGATCAGGCCGCGGCCCATGTTGGCCCATTCCGGACCCTTGGGGCTGTAAAGCCCGATCAGCGTGAAGATCTTGCGCCGGGCGTACTGACCTTCGAGCACAGTTAACTCGCCATTGAGGTAGACGGCGCCGGTCGAACCGCGCGTGGCATAGCCGCCGGTCCAGCCCTGTGACGGATCGTCGAAACCACCCGGGCGGATGGTGAGCCGCACCTTGGCGAGCGTGCCCTTGGGGATCAGGTTGGTATTGGACTGCGCATCGTTGAAATCGTTCCATGCCGACATGGGTCAGACTCCTTGTTCTTGGACTTTGGTGACGGAGGATTGGGTGGAGGCGGTCGTCGCGGACGCGGCAAAGGCCTGGCGCGCGGCGTTGCGGATCTTGTCCATCAGCCGCCCGAGGTCCGGCTGCTCGACGATTTCGAGCCGACCGGAGCGATCTTTGGCCGGAAAACCGAAGGGGTTGAGCGTCTGGCAGACGAAGGCGCGGTACGGCACGCCGTCATCGTCCTTGAGCTCGACCATGCTAATGACTTCGTCGACGATGCCGGGCAGCTCCAGACCGGTCTTGGCGCCGTCGATCTGCGGCACGAACACCTTGCGATTGAAATCGTCGAGCTTCTCGTCGAGGATGCCGACGAACCAGATGTTCTTCGAGCGCGTGTGCTGCAGGTGCGTCAGCCACGCGATCATCTCGCGGCCATGCAGACCGTAGGCGCCACGGATGTCGGGCTTGCCGGTCTTGTCGGAAAACGCTTCAGGCTGGCCCTTGGCCCACTGGAAACAGAGCCGCCCGGCAACCGTGATCGAGTCGATGAAGATCGTCCGGTAGCGATCGAGCTGATCCGGATCGCCGAGACGTGCGACGACGGCATCGTAATGCGCCTGGCTATAGGGTTGCTCGTCGCGCAACGCCGGATTGGGTCCGCCAATGAACACCGCGAAATCGCGACACTGATCCCAGGTCTTGGGACGGATCGTGTCGCCGGCCCAGCCCTCGATGGCGAGGTCTCCGGCTTCCAGATCCATGAACAACGTGGTGACGGGATCGAGCGTCCACAACAGCGAGGTCTTGCCGATGCCGCTCTTGCCGAAGATACAGCCTTTGATGCTGCGCGGCGTTGCCAGACGCTGATCGGCCGAGATGATGGGAAGTGCGCCGGTCATTGCGCACCCCCGTTCAGCTCGAGCTTCACCTTCAGTGTGCCGGCCCTGACGGTACGGGCGGGTTCGAAGGTCTGGCGGATCGACTCGGGCCAGGCGGCGTATTTACGTTCCGGTACCTTGAAGCTGACATCGACATATTCGGCAGGATCGTCACCGGCGGCGCTGATGCGCTCCACCAACCCGGCCAGCTGCGCCTGGTCCCAATCGACGCGTTTCGGCAGGTCGGCGATCACGGTGACCGCGCCGTCGTCAAAGCGGACGGTTCCGGTGTCCTTGCTCGCCTCCATGCGCGCCATCACGGCGCGATCGGTGTATTTGAGTGCGATGGCGCCTTCGAGCCAGTCGCTGATTGCCTTGGCGCTGCGCAGCGCCTCGTTGGCCGCGTCCTGCAAAAGAACGAGTTGCTCGGCCGGCAGAGCGAGGATTTCGCCGATCTGCATGTTGCGCAGATCATCAAGGGTGATGTGGTTGGGGATCGTCATCGCCACGCCCTCACGCCGTAGCCTGATGGCGATGGCCGGATGTGCTCTGGCGGATCTGCTCGGCCTCGTAGGCTTCGACGTCCTCGAGCCGGTAGACGACGCGGCCGCCGAGCTTGACGTATTGCGGGCCCTCCCCCGTCCAGCGCCAACGTTCCAGTGTGCGATGTGAAATGTTCCAGCGAGCAGCGAGCTCGATCTGGTTCAAATGCCTGAGTGACATGAAGGTAACTCCGCTGATGTGCTTTCCGCTTCATCCAATTGCTTCTGTGCTCCTGGATATGCGAGCAGTCTCAACGTGTTACCGATCAGACGATATGATCATGCTCGAACTTTCTTGTGACGTTCGAACACGAAAAAGCCCCGGAAACCGGGGCTTTCAGCAGGGCGGTTGTGACATCGGGCGGTGCGGTCTGTGACAGAGCCTGCTCAGGCAGATGATGCCAGCTCGGCGTCGTCGCCGATATCACCGACTGAAACCTCCCGCCATTCGGGATTCAGTCGATAGCCGGCACGCTCCTTCGTCTCAATGAAGGTATTTTGATCCATCGGAATGCCGAGCTTTACTGCCAGCGGGTCGAGTGCCTTACGCAATCGTCCCAGTTGTTGACGCGTCGACTGCTCATCGATCTTCAATCGGGCGGCCAGGTCGGATGCCCGGAGGTAGGGAACCTCCGCTCTTCGTTTCTTGGCGACCCGGAAATTCCCCATCAGCTCTTCGACAATCTTGAAATTCGCACCATCCAGATAATGCCCGCCCTGAAACACGATTCGCTTGGCGGTTTCGTCCAATGCGAATTCGAGAACCGGGGCGCTGAGGCGATCCATGAATGCCTTGGCCTGTACGTCGTAGTTCGATGCTGGTGGGGTTTCGACGTGCCCGCGACTGAAGCATGTCGCCAGCAGCGAGCCGGATGGCAACTCGTTGCGGTACAGACGGGCCCGATGTTCGGACACTGCGGCGGTGATGACCTCCTCGACCTCCTTCGCATGACGTTGAAACAGGTCGAAGATTCGATCTCCCGCCTCATCAGTGGACAGACCTGGATAGCGATCGAGTGCGGATATGACCTCGGGAAAGTCCACGAGGAAACGTTCCTTCGGCGTCGCAGCGATCCGCTGAAAGAACGAGACATAGCTCAACGCCATACGCAGGTCATCGTCAGCGCTGCGATCAGAAAGGAGAAGGTCACGCATGTAGTTGCCGGCTGGCTCGTGGTCTCCCATGCCGGCAGCAAGGACGGCAAAACGGCGATCGATACACTGAGAGCAAACGCCACAATGCTTTTGCTTGTCAGTCCATATCCTGGGTCGCGTGCAACTGACGGTCCGGCCAAGCATGTCGGCCAGGCCTGCTTCCTCGATCTTCCGCGTCACCTCCTTCTTGGTCAGCCACTGCAGTGGAGTCTGAATCTCGATCTGCCGATCGAGGAGCGTTGAAAACAATCGTTCCAGTCCCCGCAGGACCTTGGGATGTGTTGTGCGCGTCGCTCGGCCGCCAACCACATCGCCCGCCAATGGTGGATTGATACTGACAACCCCGTTCTCGTAGAAGCTGAACCTGTCCTTGCCGGACATGTGTGCAACCACCAACCCGAGGCATGCAAAAAGGAAGGACCGCGTGCGCTGCGTAAACTCGCGCGCCCGCACGTCCTCGTTGCAGACCCATACCGGAATATAAGAAACCCGCTGATCAAACCCTCGCCGCTTCAGCTCTTCAATCAGGTTGGCCTGAACGTTTCGGACCTTGGTGGAGGAATAGTGGCCGACGAGCGTGACCGATTTCCCAAGGGTCACGATGTCGTTGACCGTCCCCGCGAACGAGTCGATGCCACCTGAAAACAGGGCAACTTCGTCATGCTCATCGGATGCATCGATGAGATCTGGAAAATACAATTCCTTCGGCTGGACTGGAGCCGCGGCCTTGCGAAAATCGAACTGATAGCTGTCGTCCGATAGGAAGCCGAGGGTGTCCACCAGGATCTCATTAATATCAAGATTCTGCCAGATCTCCGGCCGTCGCACCGGAATGGAAAATCGCAGACTGCGCCGCCAGCTCTCCCCGAAATTCGTCAGCTTGTCCGAGCCACGAAGAAGGCGCTGGTCTGCGCAATATACATAGGCCGCTACCTCGAGCAGGTCGATCAGCAAGTCTGGCACGTTTCCCAGCATTGTCCGGCTGATATAGTCGATACGCAGATTGACGTTCTTGCCCGTTCCATGGACGTTCATGGCAATCGCCTCTGTTCCAGAGGGCTGCGAAACACCGCATTCAATCGAAAATTGCTTCACGGAGTTGCCGCCTTTCTCATATCGAGTTCAATCCTGATCTTCTCGACCGCATGGGCGGAGAACCGTCGGACATCGTTCTGTGACAGCTCCTTGCCGTCCCTGTAGTGATTTTTACCCAGCCAATCTCTGGCGAAAGCACGCATGATGAGCGCAGCTTCATCACAGTGGCGGCGTATTGCTTCGTTGAAAGCGCGCAGATCGTGAACCGATCTCGCAACCCGATCGTTTCCAACCATGTTGTGGAGATTGCGATCCACATAATAGTGAATCACGCGCTCGACGAAGTTGGCGTAAAATCGATGAGCGAGCGCAGCAAAATGTTCCGTTCCCTTCAGCGTCGCGACCGATGCTCGTACGTCGACTGCCGTCGGAGTCCACAAGGTTGGCAATGCTCCTCGAATTGCCTCTGCCAATGCTGACAATCCAGCACGGCGCGCGATTTCACCAAGGTCGGTTGCTCCGGCGTGTAGGCGACGCTGAACCTTCTCGAGGGCACGGTCATAACTGACCAGCACATCCGATTGCGAGCTCGGTGTAACACCCGCCATGCCGATCTCGCCAAGAGCGGCAGAGAAGTTTTCCGAAGCGGCCGCCTGTGGTAACCGAATCAGCAGCCACAAAGCTTCGATAAACACTGGATCTTTCAGGGCGAGCTTCAGCGCATCGCGACCAACCTCGGTGACCTGGTCGACAAGGTCTTTCGTAGGAGTACCGCCCAGAACCAGATATCTGACGATCTCCGGTAGCAAGCGATGAGCGGGAAGCTTTCCAAGGCGCTGATGTCCCATCGCACAGCTAGCCGCCGCCAGCTCGTGCCCCTCGTAAAGAGGCATTTGGCCATGGAACTCCGGTCCCTGCGAACAGCCCGCTCACATCCTACCCCCCACAGGTCGCGTATTTTTCTACAGTTTTGCGTTATTCCCTCACGCGGTGAAACGTTCCTATTTTGTTCACACAAGCAAAAGAGTCAACCAGAAGCGAGACGTGGCAGCACGCGCTGCTTCTAATGTTTGCGTCAATCTACGGTAAACATCTGATTTTGCTTGTGATTACAGATTTTCTCTCTACCGTTTGCTGACCGCTTCCTGTCGTGAACACTCCCATGCCCGATATCAACCCCGCCCCGAACCCACTGCCAGCCGACCGAATGGCGGCGGACGAGCGCCTCGCTGAACTCGGCGTGATCCTAGCCGCCGGGCTGAGGCGGGTTCTGGCCGAGCAGTCCACCTCTTTATCTGCCGCCAGCCAAGACAGTTCATTCGACATTCTCGCCCTCAAACGCCGTGTTGGTCGTCGCAAAACGAGCAACCGAGTCGGAGGGTATTGATGTCGAGGGCGACGAAACGGACTGGGTCCGAACTGAGATGGCAGCGCGAGGGCAACGCTGCGGATGCGATGGTGCTGACCAGGCTGGCAGCGCTGAAGCGCATGTCCGTCAATGAATTGAAAAGCGAGTGGGAGGCGTTGTTCACTGCCCCGGCACCGAACAACAGCCGCGGCTATCTCGAGATGCGGCTTTCCTGGCGCATCCAGGAATTGAGCCTCGGTGGGCTGTCTCGCGACACCGGCAGGATGCTGGACCTGCTCGCCAACGAGATCGACGGCAAGTCGGATCGCAAGACGATTATCGCTGACGGCCGCAATCCGGTCGTCGGCACGCGACTGCTGCGTGAGTGGGATGGCGTCGAGCATACTGTTACCGTGATGATCGATGGTTTTGACTGGCAGGGTCGACGCTTCAAATCGTTGTCGGCGGTGGCTCGGGCGGTCACCGGCACGCAGTGGAACGGCTACCGCTTCTTCGGCTTGCGCGATGTTCGAAAGGATGAGCGATGACGAACGTGAACGTACAGCCTACACGCCGTCAACGCTGCGCCATCTATACGCGCAAGTCGAGCGAGGAAGGACTCGACATGGAGTTCAACTCGCTCGATGCCCAGCGCGAGTCCTGCGATGCCTATATCGCCAGCCAGCGCTCGGAAGGCTTTGCTGCAATCCGCGAACGCTATGACGATGGCGGCTTCTCCGGCGGCACGCTGGAGCGCCCGGCACTGAAACAGATGCTGGCGGATGTCGAGGCCGGGCTCATTGACGTCATCGTCGTCTACAAGATCGACCGGCTGTCGCGTTCGCTGATGGATTTTGCCAGGCTGGTGGAAATCTTCGACCGCAACAACGTTACCTTCGTCTCGGTCACCCAGTCGTTCAATACCACCACCTCGATGGGCCGGCTTACGCTGAACATCCTGCTCTCCTTCGCGCAGTTCGAACGCGAGGTGATCGGCGAGCGCATCCGCGACAAGATTGCTGCCTCGCGCAAGCGCGGCATGTGGATGGGTGGCAACGTGCCACTCGGCTACCGTGTCGAGAACCGCAAGCTGCTGATCGAGGAAACGGAAGCAGCCACGGTCAGGATGATCTTCGAGAGGTTCGTTGCCATCGGCTCCGCCACGGTGCTGGCCAGGACGCTCATCACCGAGGGTGTGTGCACCCGCAGCGGCAGGCCGATCGACAAGGGCGCTCTCTACAAGCTGCTCAACAACCCCGTCTATGTCGGCGAGGCGGTGCACAAGGGCACATCCTATCCCGGTGAGCACGAACCCATCATCGACCGCGGGCTGTGGGACAATGTCCACGCCATCCTGCAGGCGAGCCCGCGCCAGCGCGCCAGCAATACGAGAACGCGGACCCCGGCGATACTTAAGGGCCTGATCTTCACCGACACCGGAGCGGCCATGACGCCGGCCACCACGAAGAAGGGCAGCCGGCTCTATCGTTACTACACCTCGACCGACCTGATCCGGAATCGGGTCACGGAAACGGCCGGCCCGCAGCGGCTTGCCGCCGGTATGGTTGAGGATGCTGTCGTCCACGAAATCCGCCGCATGATCGCCACGCCACAGGTGACGGCCATGGCACTGGCAGCCCTGAAGGCGGACATGCCGGATACCGACGACAAGGCGGTCATTACCGCGCTTGCCGAGTTCGACAAGCTCTGGGCGGCGCTGTTTCCGGCAGAACAGGCACGCATCGTCCAGCTTCTCGTTGCGCGCGTCACGGTGGGTGCAGCCGGTATCGCCGTCGATCTGCGCCATGACGGCGTCGCCACGCTGACGCGCGAGATGATGGCGCCGCAGATACAAAGGCGGGCGGCATGA